AATTCCCGCCCGACATGATCGCGGCTGGCGAGCATCGGAACCCGAAGAACTTCGGTCTGGTGAACCCGAATCTGAACTACTCGGTTGACCGGGAGTTTCTTGAGCGGGAGATGACCAAGGCCGAGTCTGCTGGCGAAGAATCTGTGCGTGGATTCCTCGCCAAGCACCTGAACGTCGAGATCGGCCTGGCCCTCCGGTCTGATCGTTGGTCCGGTGCTGACTTCTGGGAGCGGCAAGGGACTGCCGGGCTCACGCTGGCAGAAGTGATCCAGCGGTCTGACGTGTTGGCGGTCGGAATCGACGGCGGCGGCCTGGATGACTTGCTCGGGATTGCGGTTGTCGGCCGAGATTCACGCACGCGCGACTGGCTGCATTGGGGTCATGCCTGGGCGCACCCGAGCGTTCTGGAGCGCCGGAAGTCCGAAGCTGGCCGGTTCAAAGACTTCGCGGCTCAAGGCGACCTGACCCTCGTTGACGACATGCCGCAGGACGTAAACGAGGTCGCCGGCATCGTGTTTCAGGTGTGGTCGAGCGGGAAGCTGGACAAGATCGGCTGCGACCCGGTAGGCATCGGCGCCATCGTTGACGCCATCGTTGAGCTTGGCATCGAGCAGGAGTTGATTGTCGGCATCTCGCAGGGCTGGAGGCTGGCCGGCGCCATCAAGACCGCAGAGCGGAAATTGGCCGAAGGTGGATTGCACCACGGCGGCTCTCCTTTGATGGCCTGGTGCGTCAGCAACGCCCGAGTCGAGCCGCGAGCGAACTCGACGCTCATCACGAAGCAGGCCAGCGGGACGGCCAAGATCGACCCGCTGATGGCGCTATTCAACGCGGTCGAGCTGATGAGCCGGAATCCTGGCGGCAATGTGATCGACTCATCTTACGAACTGGTGCTGATCTGATGCATGTCTACGTCTTCAATGCCTGCCTTCTCATCGGCTGGGTGCTTGCCTTGATTGGCGGCGTCATGCTGAATATTGGGGCCGGCCTGGTCGTCGCTGGCTTGCTTCTCGTGGCCCTGGCTTTGCTTGGTGTGCGCCTGTCCGGTGGCCTGTATGTGCCGCCGAAGAAGGCCGACTGATGTTCGTCAGCCGCATCCGATCCGATTCGAGCATGGATCGGTCGCCTTACGGTGACTTCTGGTTCACGCCGGTCGGGTCGTTGTCCGCGACTGGTCAGCGAGTGACGGCCGACAACGCGCTTCGCCTGTCGGCTGTCTATGCCTGCGTGCGCGTGCTGACGGAATCGTTCGCGGTCCTGCCGTTCAAGCTGTACCGCCCGAAGATCGGCGGCGGCCGGACCAAAGTCACGGATCACTGGGCTTTCAGGCTCTTTGCAAAGCGGCCGAATCAGTATCAGAACCGATTCGAGTTCCACGAGATGCTGCAAGGCCACCTCGCTCTGCGCGGGAATGCCTTCTGCGAGATCATTGACGATGGCATCGGTGGTATCGCGCAACTGATCCCGCGCCACCCCGACCGAATCGTCGTTGATATGCTCGACAACGGGTCGTGGCGCTACATCTACACGGCGCCGAACGGCTCGAAGACGATCTTCCGGCGCGACCAGATTTGGCACATCCGAGGACTGAGCGGCGACGGCATCGTCGGGATGAGCCCGATTGAGCTGGCCCGCGAGTCGATCGCCGCCGGGTTGAGCGCCCAGGAGTACGGGAACCGCTTCTTTGCGAACGACGCGAAGCCGACCGGCGGATGGCTGGAGTTCCCTGGCAAGTTCGCTGACAAGAACGCCCGCGAGAACTTCACCGAGTCCATGCGGGCGGCGATCAGCGGCAAGAACCGGCACAAGATCCTGACGCTGGATCAGGGCATGAAGTATCACGAGGTCGGCGCGACCAACAAGGACAGCCAGTTCCTCGAAAGCCGTGGCTACTCGCGTTCGGAGATCGCCGGGATCTTCCGCGTGGCTCCGCACATGATCGGCGACCTGTCTCGGGCGACGTTCAGCAACATCGAGCAGCAGGCAATCGACCATTGGCAAAACACGATGCTGCCGTGGTGCGAGCGCTGGGAGGCAGCGGTCGAGTCGCTGATCGATGACGACACGCTGGAAGTGGAATACGACTTCCGCAACCTGATGCGCGGCGACGCGAGCAGCCGAAGCGCATACGCCCATGACGGCGTTCTCGACGGCTGGCTGACCCGCAACGAGGCGCGCGAGCTTGAGGGCTATGACCCGATCGACGGCCTGGACGAGCCGCTTGTCCCGACCAACGAGCAGACGCTGACGGAATCCGAAGAACCGCCAGAGCCGATCCAGCCGCCGGGAGTCGGTCAGCCGGCGAAGGAGCAGCCAGAGCAAGCCGCGCGACTCGCGGCGGTACTTGACGAGAACGCCCTTCGCATGGCGCGTCGCGTCGTCGGCGGGAAAGCCCCGGCGGCGGATGTGCTGGCTAGAGCTTTGGCGATCGCGGAGCCAATCGCTAAAACATGGCTCGAACTGGACAAGTCCGCGTGTTCGGAAGACGAACTGAAGGCGTCCCTTCTTGACTTGGCCCTGAAAGGCACTTCATGACCTATCACTTCCTCGCCGAAGTCCTCTCGACCCCTTGGGCGCTCCAGCCAGAGCGCATGCAGGCATACGCGGCAGTCCTGGCCGGCCGCTACTTCGGCGGCAAAGCGTCTGAGGCTGCGGAAATTCAGGCCGCGTCCCGCCCTGGCGCCCGGCATGGCTCCATCGCTGTCGTGCCTGTCTATGGCGCGATCACCCAGCGCTCGACCATGATGAGCATGTGCGACGGCGGCACGAGCACGCAGGCGATCAGTCAAGCTCTGCGGCAGGCCAACGCCGACGAGACGATCAGCGCCATCTTGCTCGACATCGACAGCCCCGGCGGATCGGTCTATGGCATCTCCGAACTGGCCGCCGAAATCCGTTCCAGCGCGAAGCCGGTGACGGCAGTCTCCAACAGCCTCGCGGCGTCCGCTGCCTATTGGCTCGGGAGCGCCGCGTCCGAGTTCTTCGTCACGCCTGGCGGCGAGGTTGGAAGCATCGGCGTCTGGATGGCTCACGAGGATTGGTCAAAGGCGCTCGAAGCGACCGGCGTCTCCACGAAGCTCATCAGCGCCGGCAAGTACAAGGTCGAAGGCAACCCCTACGGCCCGCTTGACGCGGACGCGGAAGCCTTCATGCAGTCCCGCGTCGATGACTACTACGGCGCCTTTACCCGCGACGTGGCGAAGGGCCGGAAGGTCAGCGTCGAAGATGTTCGCGGCGGGATGGGCCAAGGCCGGGTTTTGGGCGCTTCTCAAGCCAAAAGCGCCGGCATGGTTGACGGCGTGATGACCTTCGATCAGGTTGTGCGTCACGTTTCGCGCTCGATTGCCCCGAAAGGCCGCAACGCAGAGCAACAACGCCAGCGGCTCGCGCTGCTGGGTGTCGAATAGGGCTCGCACAGCCCAAACGCAACGGTCCGTTGACCCAAAGCGCGACCCCTTCGGGTCGGTAGTGCAAGCCACGGCCGCCTAGAGCGGCTTTTTTCATGTCCACGGCCCGCAAACGCGGGCTTTTTGCATTGGAGAACCGAAATGTCCGCACAAATACGCGCACTTCAGGCCAAGAAGGCCGACGCGCTCAAGAAGGCCAACACCCTGGCCGCTGTCGAAGACCAGACGCCCGAGCAAGCCTCCGAAGTCGCCGCTCTGGTGGCGCAGATCGAGGGCCTGAACGCTCAGATCAAGCAAGCCGAGTTCCTGGCCGCTCAGGAATCTGGCATGAACGCTGCCGGCGGCATCGAAGTCGCGTCCCGTGCGCAGATCAGCGTGAGCGAGAACATCGAACTCGACCCGAAGCGCGGCTTCAAGTCGTTCGGAGAGTTCGCCGCCTCGGTTCGTTCGTCCACCTTCGGCTCGATGGACAACCGCCTGAAGATCGGCGCTGCGGCTCCGACCACCTTCGGAAACGAGTCGTCCGGTGACGACGGCGGCTTCCTCGTGCCGCCTGAGTTCTCGAAGACGATCTTCAATCTGTCGCTGATGGAAGACTCGATGTTGCCGCTGGTGGACAACGTGACCACCGCCAGCAACTCCATGGTCTTCCCAAAGGACGAAACGACGCCTTGGGGGACGGACGGTGTTCGGGCCTACTGGCAAGCAGAATCCTCTGCGGCGACGCAGACGAAGCCGAAGCTCGGCGCGACCATGATGCGCCTGCACAAGCTGATGGCGCTGGTTCCCCTCACCGAGGAACTGATGGCCGACACCAACGCGCTCGACGCGTACCTGCCGAATCTGGTGGGCCGCTCGATCCGCTGGAAGACGAACGAGGCGATCCTGTATGGCGATGGCGCCGGCCAGCCGCAAGGGATGTTCAAGGGCGGCGCGGCTCAGGTCGTGGCAAAGGACGGTAGCCAACCGACCAACACCCTGACGCTGACGAACATCACCAACATGGTGGCCCAGCTTCTGCCGGGTTCTTTCCCTCGCGCTGTGTGGCTCATCGCTCCCGATGCGCTGCCGTATCTGTTCAGCATGACGCTCGGGAACTACCCGATCTACCTGCCGATCAGCGCGGGCGCCCAGGGCTCGCCTTACGGCATGTTGATGGGGCGCCCGATCATGGTCAGCCAGCACGCCGCCGCCTTCTCGGCGCAAGGCGACGTGTCGCTGATCGACGGCAGTTACTACCGCGCGCTGACCAAGGGCGGCGGCATCGAGACGGCTTCGTCCATGCACCTGTATTTCGACGCGGCGGCGGTTGCTTTCCGCGCGATGTTCCGAGTGGATGGTCAGCCGAAGATCGCCGCAGGCGTGACGCAGGCCAAGGGTTCCAAGACCCTCTCGCCGTTCCTGCAACTGCAGGCCCGCTGATAGACCACGCGCCGCCCTAGTGCGGCGCTTCTATTTTCTCGAAAGGAATCACCATGTTCGCAAACGCAAAGCCGAGCGAGCGCGTCGCGCTTCTCGGCGAAATCGCTCCCATCTCCCAGGGCGTCGGCACCGCAACGACCGCTTGGGTCAGCGTCGCCAATGTCGGCGAGATCCTGGCAATCATCCAGACCGGCGTGCTCGGCGCGTCGGCCACGGTGGACGCCAAGATCCAGCAGGCCACCGACAGCTCGGGCACGAGCGCCAAGGACGTGACCGGGAAGGCCCTGACGCAGATCGTCAAGGCGACCGGCGACGGCAAGCAGGCGCTCATCAACGTGCGCGGCTCTGATCTCGACGTGTCGAACGGCTTCGGCTACGTGCAACTTTCGATCACGGTCGGCACTGCCGCATCGCAAGTCGCCGGCACGCTCCTGGGCTTCAACCCGCGATTCATGGACGCCTCGGCGCTCAATGCGGCGACTGTCGTCCAGGTCGTCTAAGTCTGCCTCCTTGGCCGCTTTCTGGCGGCTTTACGGGCGTCGGTTCGCGTGAGCCGGCGCCCGTTTTCTTTGGGCGACCCGAATGCCGTTGATCCAGACACAAGCGCCAGCCGTCGAGCCGATCGCGCTCGCCGATGCGAAGAACTTCCTTCGTCTCGACAGCGACTTGACCGCCGACGACACGCTTATCACTCTGCTCATCAGCGCTGCGCGTCGCTACGCCGAAAGCTACACCGGACGCAGTTTCATCACGCAGAAGTGGAAGCTCGTGCTCGACGGCTTCCCCGGCTGGTCGCTCATGGGGATGCCATACGGCACGACCTACAGCCACCCGAGGCAAGGCGTGATCTTCGAGAAGGGTCCGGTGCAGTCGGTTGACTCTATCGTCTATGTGGACATGGCCGGCGTCACGCAGACCGTGACCGCTCCCGCTTCTCCAGACTACGCGATCGACCTGACCGGCGCTCAGGAGCGCATGACGCCAGGCTTCGGGAAGATTTGGCCCATTCCGCTGCCGCAGATCGGTGCGGTGCAGATCAACTACACGGCCGGCTATGGCCCTGCCGCAGGGGATGTCCCCGAGGGCATCCGGCATTGGATGTTCCTGCGGGTCGCGTCTCTGTACGAGAACCGCGAAGAGGTCGCGATCCTGACGCGCGGCAAGGTCGAACTCCTGCCGTTCGTTGACTTCCTGCTCGACCCGTACAAGGTGCCATCGCTGTGAAAGTCCCTGGCATTCGTGCTGGCGACCTTCGCCGCCAGATCACGATCCAGCAACGAGACGCGACCGTCGATTCGTTCAAGCAGGAAGTCGTGACGTGGACGACCTTCGCGACGTGCTGGGCCGAGATTGA